TTTAATCAAGTTTCTTTATGGTCATTTGATTGAAGAGATGATACTAGCTTTGGTCAAACTCTCTGGTCATGATGTAACAGATGAACAGAAGAGAGTAGAGCTTGAAGGTATCAAGGGTTCAATGGACTGTAAGATTGATGGTCTATTGTGTGATGTAAAGTCTACATCAACCTATGGCTTCAAGAAATTCAAAGAGAACAGTCTGCAATACGATGACCCCTTTGGATACATAGACCAAATCAGTGGCTATGGTCAGGCTGAGGGTGCTGATGAAGCATGCTTCCTAGCCATGGATAAATCAAACGGACACCTAGCTGTATCAAAGGTGGACCTGTTAGATAAAGATGTAGTAAAAAGAATCAAGCATGTTAAGGAGATGATAGAACTAGATACAATTCCTGAACCATGTTATGACCTAGTGCCTGATGGTAAGTCAGGTAACATGAAGCTTCCAGTAGGATGTTCTTACTGTGAGTATAAGAAACATTGTTACCCTAACATGAGAGTCTTTGCCTATTCAAGTGGTCCAAGATTCTTAGCGGTAGTTAATGTAGAACCTAAAGTAATGGAGATTAAAAACTATGAGTAAAGAATATAAATTAATAGTAGCAGATGTACGTAGCTTTGAACCTCAAGTGAACAGAGCTTTGGATATGGGATGGGAACTACAAGGTATTCCGTTCTATGATGGCTCTAGGTTTATACAAGCTATGATTAAAGAGAAGTCTAAGAAGAAGGATAAATAATGGAGTGGAAATACAGGGGAATGATGGACAAGGATGGTGTTTGTACTGTTAGGGAAGTGTTCTATGAACCTGACGGTACAATCAGTAGCTTTGCTGTCGACCCTGCATGTCCAACTGGTGACAGTCCAGAGGAGCTAGTAACACACATAGCTCTGATGTTGGAAAGTCTACAGCAACCCTTCTTACTTGAAGGAGATTTCATACCGGAAGGAGATGGTGAACTTGAGTTTACCTTTATAAGAGAAGATGAAAAAAAATACCATTAAATATAGGAACAAGTTTGAAGCCGGTGTTGGTGATAAACTAACCGGTTGGAACTATGAACCTTACCATATACCTTACATAACAAAGCGTAAGTACATACCTGATTTTACTAAGGGTAATATATTAGTAGAGTGTAAAGGATACTTTAGAGTAGGCGACACACAAAAGTATAAAGCTATTCGAGATTCATTACACACACAGGAGCTTGTGTTTGTCTTGACCAATGCTAACAAGAAAGTTAGGAAGGGTTCCAAGATTACTATGGGTGAGTGGTGCGAGAAAGAAGGGTTCAAGTGGTTCACAACGGATACATTGAAGGAGCTAAAGCGTTATGGCACTACTGCTAAATGAACTTAAAGAAAAGATAACTAAAGAGTTTGATGTCTGTCTGCTCTGTGAGTTCCTCGACATAGAACCTGAGGAACTGGTAGAAAGATTTGATGACAAGCTGATTGATAACATACATAAATTTAAAGGACTAGAGGATGAATAAATTACCAAGTGATTACCAAAACTTTATCGCTCTTAGCAGGTATGCAAGATGGCTACCTGAGAAGAAACGTAGAGAAACATGGAAGGAAACAGTAGCACGCTACTTTGATTTCATGGAGGTACACCTGAAAGAAAACACTAACCAAGAGTTAGTACCCAAGACTCGTAAGATTCTTGAAGATGCTGTGCTTAACTTAGATGTTATGCCTAGTATGAGAGCACTGATGACAGCAGGTCCTGCCTTAGCTAAGAATCATATCGCAGGTTATAACTGTGCTTACCTTAGTGTTGACCATCCTAAAGCATTTGATGAATGTCTATTCATTCTTATGCATGGTACTGGTGTTGGCTTTAGTGTAGAGCGACAACAGATAAACAAACTACCTGAGGTACCAGAAGAGTTAGTAGATGTAGAGGATGTTATTGTTGTACAAGATAGTAAGGAAGGATGGCAGTCTGCATTCCGTAAACTAATTACTTACTTGTATGATGGTGAGATGCCTAAGTGGGATTTCTCTAAGGTAAGACCTAAGGGTTCAAGACTATCTACCTTTGGTGGTAGAGCATCAGGACCTGAGCCACTACTGGACTTGTTTAACTTTGCTACCAACCTGTTTAAAGATGCAGTAGGTCGTAAGCTAACTAGCTATGAGTGTCATCGTATGATGTGTAAGATTGCAGAGGTTGTAGTTGTGGGCGGTGTACGTAGGTCTGCACTTATTTCTTTGTCTAACCTAACAGATGAACGCATGCGTAATGCTAAGTCCGGTCAATGGTGGTCTGATACCCCTGAGATGGCACTAAGTAACAACAGTGTATGCTACACAGAGAAGCCAGACATTGGTATCTTCATGAAGGAGTGGACTTCTTTATATGAATCTAAGTCAGGTGAGCGTGGTATCTTCAACAGAGAAGCGGCTATTAAACAAGTAGAGTCTATCGGTAGACGTGACACTGACCACCTGTTTGGTTGTAACCCTTGTAGTGAAATCATTCTTAGGGATGGACAGTTCTGTAACTTGACCGAGGTTGTAGTCAGAGCAGAGGACAAGCAAAAGGATATACTCCGTAAGGTTAGACTAGCTAGTATTCTTGGTACGTTCCAAGCATCACTGACTAACATCAAACGTCTACGTCCTAAGTGGGTACACAATACAGAGGAAGAAGCATTGCTTGGTGTGTCATTGACTGGCATCATGGACAATGAGTTCATGAATGGTGGTAGCACAGACAGAGGATACTATGGTAAGAAAAGCCTACCTGATTTCTTAACGGAACTAAAGAAAGAAACTGTTAAGACTAACGAGCATTGGGCAGAGCTATTAGGTATACAACAATCTACTGCCACTACTGCTATTAAACCTAGTGGTACAGTCAGTCAGTTAGTTGACAGTGCCAGTGGTATACATACCAGACACAGTGATTACTATATACGTAGAGTTAGAGCAGATGCTAAGGACCCAATAGCACAGCTAATGGAGGACCAAGGTATACCTGCTGAACCTGATGTAATGAAACCTAACAGTGTAAAAGTATTCTCCTTCCCTATGAAAGCTCCTAAGGGTGCAGTAACTAGGAACGAGAGGAACGCTATTGAACAACTAGAGCTGTGGCTTATGTATCAAAGATACTATTGTGAGCACAAGCCTAGTGTAACCATTAGTGTTAGGGAACATGAGTGGATGGATGTAGGTGCGTGGGTATACAAACACTTTGATGAAGTGTCAGGTGTATCTTTCCTACCTCACTCTGACCATTCATATCAGCAAGCACCGTATGAAGAGTGTGATAAAAAGACTCATGATGAACTAGCTTGGAAGATGCCTAAGGAAGTTAACTGGGATTTGATTAGCGAGTATGAGTTGACTGACCAAACTGTTAGCACTAAAACCCTAGCCTGTACTGGTAGTGTATGTGAACTTGTTGACTTGGTTGAAGAAGAGAGGGATATAGAATGATAGAAACAGCCTTACTTATTTTAGCCTTACAACTTTTAATAATTAAACTGGGAGAATAATATGTGGTATAATAAAGGAGTAACACCTTACGTTGTTATGTTTCTTAATGTTAAACTTAAAAGGAGTAATTATGAAAGACATGATTAATCAAGTTCTTGAAAACAAATCGCTTACTGTGTTTTTAGGTGTAGTGATTGTTGCATTAGTATTCGGGTGGCTCGGTGCACCTGCTAGTGCATAAGATGTTTAATAGGGGTCTTGTTCAATTGGATAAGACCTCTTTACTCTACTTAAAACTAAGGAAACATTATGCCCTTAAACAAAAGCAACGACATAAAAGAATTAAAGAAGTTTGACATTGACTTGTCATTCGGACAGCAATGGGAACAATACATAGATGAAATGTTCTCCGGTGCTAAGACTTGTGAAGTAAAGACTGAACGTGACAGATGGGCACAGACTGGAAACATCTGTATTGAAAGTCAAAGCTATGGTAAGCCTAGTGGTATTGAAGCTACCGAAGCTGACATGTGGGTACACAATCTAACAGTTAACAATGAGTTAATATGTAGCCTTGTGTTTCCTGTAGATAAACTAAAAGAAATCCTACCTAAGTTACCTAAGAAAAGTGTAATGGGTGGTGACAATAATGCGAGTAAGTTACAGCTAGTTAACCTAGTTAAACTTATGGAAGTGATAAAGGATTTGTAAACAACCCTTTAAACCTATCTAATTCTTCTGCTGATTTCAACCTTTCTTTCATGTTAGGCTTACTAGGCTTCTCATATTGCTGAGAAAAAGTCTTAGTAATATCAGCAGTAGACCCCTCATCAAAAGACTTACGTATGGCTTTCCTAGCCTTTCCTCCTATCTCTAATGCTCCTGTATATTTTCCTTTAGCATTATAGTTATCATTGTATACAGCATCAGCCATAAACTTAACTTGTGATTCAGCTGAGTCCTGTAACCCTTCCTTCTCTAAGTATTTAAAATAGTATGGTTTTTGATAGTCAAATTGGAAGAGTCCATATCCGGGTCCATTGTCTTGCTTTTTAGTGTAGTCATAGGTATACCCTGTTTCAACAGCAATGTTGGCTAGAACGCCAGTTATGGCACGCTCAGGCAGGTATTGAGATAACAGTCCTGCTATGTATATAGGGTTAGACATTAATACTTACCAACACCTAAGTAAGTTTTAATATAATCTTCTCTGTCTGCTTTCTCTGGTATTTGATGTAAGATTTGTATCATCTCATCTCTATCTAGCTCTCTAATCTGACTAGCCATTTCTCTTTCTTTATTACCAGTACCACTTAAATCCCTTAAATACTCTTGTCTTTTTTCTTCAACTCCTAAGTTATCAAATATCTTTTCAGAGTTCCAAGAAAAGTCACCATTGTTATTACTAAACATCCCTGCCATTTTTATCTCCGTTATATGTCACGCCATGCGTCTTTTAAATATCCCTTGCCCGGAATGTTCGGAACAAGTCTTAGTATAATTTTATCTATATCACCTTTAGATAAGTCACCTAAAGTATCTAAAGCATCTGAAATTGTAGGTCCAGCTATTCCAGCTAAAGCACTGCTTCCTCTTTCTCCTACTTGTTTTAATGTATCAAACCATAATCCAAACGCTCCTGCATTTCCTATACCATTTATAAGAAGTTCAAAGGCGTTTCTGTTTTCTTCTATATCTCTACCAGTTAATAAGGACCTTACTTGTTCAATAGCATTACCACCTATGCCTGCAAAAGCCATGTAAGTTAATAATGGTGCAGGGTTTTTATTAATAAACAACTCATCAGCGACACTTCTCTTTAAAAACCTAGCTTGAAAAAACATAAATGATTTAAATTTAGTAGCTAGTTTATACCAAGGTTTACTCCAGTTAACAGGAAGTGTAGCAGACTCGCCTGAAAAGTTTACTCTTTTATTAAACATGTGACCTGCAATAGCTATATCTTGGGCACTCAGTTCTGTTCTTAAAGGGTCAGCTACTCCTAACTCTCTCATTTCTCTCTGTAATTTATTGGCTATCTTTGAATCGCCTTTACCATTCTTAATTAATTTTTGTAGTTTAGTATGTAAGTATTTAACATGACCAACTCCCATAACAGCAGCACCTCTTCTGTTAAGTCTTTCAACACTCATGAATCCAGTTGCTCTTAAAAACTGTGTTGGCTCATTTAAAAATTTTAATGGACCTTTAAACTCTCTATCAATAATACGAGCTGAAGGAGAATTTTCAGTAAGTATCTTAGCTAAGTCCATATCTCCCAGTACACCTACAGCGTTAATATCAGCCATGTCTTGTGGTGACTTTACTATAGCTCTTACTAGAGAGCTTATAGCTTTATAAGGAAGAGTAACTAAATTACCTGAACGAGCAAGCTCAGTTGTTCCATTAACAAAAGTCTGTGTAGCGTTAGGAATAAAGGCTAGTCCTAGCTTATGGTTTTGTAAAGCATTAATCCTAGAAATAGCTCTTCCTGACATCTTTGAATTAACATCTTGTACATTTCTTATTACTGCAGACTTTAAAGGGTCGCCTACAGCAGTAAAATAAATTTCTTGTACATCATCTGCTTCTGTATTTTTACCATCTTTTCTTAATTGTTTAATAAACTTTGTTACTCTTTCATCATTAGAACCAAATCTTTTAGCATACTCATTTCTTTTAATAGTATCAGCAAAAAACATCTGCCATCTTTCAGCTGCTGGAGCCATAAAAGGGTCAAGGTCACGTTCCATTCTTGCAGGAATAACAAACTTCCTAGTTTTTTCTAAGTGGGTAGAGCGTTTAATATTTGTTCTATCCATTGCATTCATAAACCAAAGACGTTTAATATCTTTAGCACCCATTTCTCCACTTAAAAACTCTTTAGTATATTCTTTACTTCCGCTAATATTTTCTATAAGTTTTTGAGTTGACTTAGGACTTTTCTTTAATGCAGCTTGAAGATAATTTTTAAATTCAGCTGCACCTTTAGGGTCAGTTAAGTAAGCAGTGTTCCATATACGTGGCACATAAGAAGTATCTTTTATAAACTTATTAAAATCTTTTCTACTAATAACTCCTGACTTAGCAGCATCAGTAAGAACAGCTTTCTTGTCTTTAAGAACCATGTTAATATATTGTTTTTGCACAGGCGTTACACCTTTAGCATTAACTCCAT